CTGTCCCCGTGCGCCGCGTGGCCGTGGGGTGTGCCCGTGTCGCCGGGCCGCGCGCCGGCCCGGGCGGGGGCACCCTTAATGGTGCCCCTCGCGCTGATCGTGATAGTCCACGATTCGTTCCACTCGTTGCCGAACTCCGTTGACCACACAAGGCGGATGTCTCGAACGCCGTAGCCGCCATCCATGTCCTCGTGAATCAGGATGCCGTCCGTGCGGCCCTGCGTGGAGTAGTTCGGCCCGATATGCAGGGAAAAGTTTTGAACGCCCATTTAAGCCCTCGCCAGCCTTTCCCAATTCGAGATGATACCGAAGACGCGTTCGGCTTCCGCCTTGTCACCTGCTGTGAGCTGCACGCGGTCGATGTAGTAGTTATTGACAGTGCCGCTATTGAAACCAGAAGCGGCAACATCTGCGACAGAAGCGCCGCCGAACGTCCCGCTGCTAGACCAGTCAAGGCCAACGCTCATATCCGATGCGCCTAAAAGGCTCATGTTGGCTTTTGAAAGAACGGAATCGACAGCGCTAGACAAATTGCCGCCTTGAGACCTGATAGCGTTTGCAAAATCGCCCATAAGGGCTTTGCCGGAATAGGTTGTATAGCCGTGTCCGCTGAACGGCCCTCGTTTTGCAGGCGAGAACGGGAAGAAGCTGCGTATCTTGCCCAGACCCTTTTTAACGGCTCCAATCGCCGTGTTTACGCCGCTCATGATGCCGTTTGCGAAACCCTTTAGCAGGGACACGCCTGAGTCGAATAGCAAAGAGCCGATGTTTCCAAGAGCGCTCAGAATCTTGCCCGGAATGCCCTTGACGAACTCGACAGCCGAATTGAAGCCGTTCGTCACGCCTTGCAAGAACTTTTGACCAGCTTCAACGGCTTTGTTGAACGTCTCGCTCGCCCATTGCCCAAGCTTTGCGATAACATCGCTCAAAAAGCCCCAGACCTTGCCGGGCATTTGCCCGAACCAGTTCAACGCTGCATTGATCGCGTTTGGAACGTCCACTGTGAAGAAGCTAACGATGGTGTTCCAGATGCCCATAACGGCATTGCGGAAGCCCTCGTTTGTGGTCCAGAGCGTAATAAACGCCGCCACAAGAGCGCCGATGACAGCTACAACCAAGAAGAACGGGTTGGCGCTCATGACGCCGTTTAGAATCATCTGGGCATTGGAAACAAGCGTTTGGACTGCTGGTAGCAAACCAAGGCCAGCGCGAACGCTGCCGATAAGGTCTGATATCGCAAGCGCTCCCTTGAGCGCTACAAAGCCGCCAGCGACACCAGCGACACCGGTTGCGACAAGGCTCAGTGTGCCGGTCAGGTCTCCAAAGTCAATGTCGATGCCAGCGAACAGGTCTGTCAATTCATCTGTAGCGACCTTTTTAACATAGGAGAAAACAAGCCTGAACTTCTCCTCAAGGTCATCGCCCATGTTCCAAAGCTGTATGGCGGACTTGAAGGCGGTTGACAGCTCGGGCGGCAGGGCTTCGATTAGGGCCATGCCGAACTTTGAAGCTATCTCGGGCGCTTTCTCGGCTACCGTCGTTCCAAGGGAAACCATTATCTCGCCAACGCGCGGGATGATGTTCTCGCCCGCAACGATCACACTCTCAACCAGCTGGTCTGTAAGTGTGCTCATGTCGGCATTTTCATCGCCAAGACCAGTCAACCAGTTCTGCCACGCAGCTTTGGCCGTGTTGACGCTGCCCTCGATGGTTGTGGCAGCTTCCTTGGCCGTGGTGCCGGTGATGCCCATGTTTTCCTGCACCGCATGGATGGCTTCGATGACGTCAGAGAACTTGGACGGGTCGAGGGCTTTGCCGGTGAGTTCGGAGGCGTCTTTGACAAGTCGCTCTAGCTCGGCTTTCGTGCCGCCATAGCCAAGTTTCAAGTTGTCCAGCATGGAGTAGTTCCCGCGCATGAGCGACTGGTATGTCTGCTGGATGATGTCGATGGATGTGCCCATCTTGTTGGCATTGTCGCTCATGTCCTTGATGGCTAGGTCGGCGTATTTGGCAGCCTTCTTCGTATCGCCGCCAAGGCTCTGAATCAGCGATGCGGAAAACGCCGTTGCCTGCTCCATGTAGGAATTAGCCGACACGTTAGCGGTCTTATACGCTTCTTTCGCGTACTGCTTGATTTCACCGCTTGCGTCTTTAAAAAGCGTGTCAACGCCGCCAACAAGCTGCTCAAATCGCGCGTAAGAATCTAGCGCCGCTTTTCCGAACGACGCAACGGCACCTGTCGCAAGCGCACCAGCTACAACGCTCTTGACCTTGCCAAACGTGCTTTCAACGGTTGTTGAAACCTGCTTCTGGAAGCCCTTCATCGACGGCATGATCGTTACGTACGCGCTGCCAAGCTCAGTGTTAGCCATTGTTCTCACCCCCTCTAGGTCGGTGAAGAATCGCGTCAAGCTCGTCAATCGACATGGCTACTGCTTCGAGCTGCCTTGATTTCGGTTTTTGTTTTGGAATAAGCGACTTGGGACGATTGCGGTTCTTGTGCCCGTCCTTCGTCTGCATCCAAACCAGCGTGTTGAGCGCGTCAACGCACAGAGCGGCTAGCATCCGGTCAAAAGTCCAAACACTGCCGCCCTCTTGCTGCATCATCTTCACGCGCGAGTTATCAGGCAACTCAACCAAAAGGTCAGCCGCGTGGAGCGTTGAAAAGTCGCTCCCCATGTTGTCGATATTCAAGCCGTAAAATTGTTGGAAGTCAGCCCGTACCGCACTCGACCTTTTATTAAGCGCGATAGCAAGCGTTACTAGTTTTTTGCTCCCACCTTTTCGAGCAGGCGCGTACAGAACGTTACAAACGTCTCCGCATCGCAGAAACCGTCTGCGTCTGAAAGCCTCTCGATGACTTTGTCCTGCTCGTCACCAAGCAGGAAATCGAAAAGCTCGACAGCCGCGAAAGTCTCGCCCTTGTCGATACGCGCGATCATCGCAACGGTGCGGTAGTCCTTGACGCGCCGCATGTCGATTTTAACCTTGATGCCGTCAAGCTCGACAATTCGCACGTACGGCTTGACTTGCTCGGTCGAATCACTGCATTCAATGGCTCCGCTGCCCTCTTGCTCCATCTTGTCGGCAAGCTCTCGCAGCTGCTCGGGGGTTAGGTTATCCATAACGACCGCCTTACGCTTTGCTGACAACAAGACCGGTGATGGCCAGGTACTCGTACATAGTCACACCGTTATTATCGGGGAGAGCGGTAAACGTAAGCTCTCGACCGATGGGGTCGGAATCGTTAAGGGACAAATCGCCCTTCTCGGTCAGCTTCGCGCGGGGGATGACGTAGCGCGCGATGGTCTTGGAGTTGGGCACGGTCTCGATGACGATGCAGCACTCGGGCAACTCAGCGCCGGTGTGCTTGACAACCATCTTTCCAGCCTGCACGGTGATGTTCTTATCGCCGTACATGAGCCGGACAACGTGCTCGTTGCACTCGATCGGCGTAAACGTCACGCTCTCTTTGTATGCTGTCTGAGACGTATAGACCGTATCGCCGCCCCATGCCGCGATATCCTCGCTGTCTCGCTCTTCTGAAACGGTAACACCGTCCTCGTTGCAGTAGCCAAGACCCTTGAACTTAGTATCAAGCTCAGTTGTTGCATCGGTCGGCAACGTGGTACCGGACGGGGCAACGCTGATCGCGCCCGTCACTTTGGGCTTACCAACGCCAACGTTGGTAGCGTCATTAGCCATATTTAAATCCAATCTATTCAGTAGTTAAATCAGCGGTCAACTGGTAGCGCGGGTTGCCAGATTCCAAATCAGGGAAGTTGTACACACTGCCAACGCGAACGCCGCGCACCTGCGGAACGTCTGCGGCAAGCTGGTAGAGAAGCGCGTCACGCAACGTGAGCGCTAATTCCTCAGACCTCATGCGAGACGCCGCCCAAACGTCAAACGTGATTGATGGCCGGTCGATGCCGATTGAAGGCGAACCGCCAACGCGCTCGAACGTTATGAACTCAGCTGGTCGCGGGTTTGGTATCTCTACGAACGCGCTGACATCCGTTGCCGCTGGTATCCATTTGGCAAGCGCTTTTTCGATTGCAAAGGGCATGCTTCACCGTCCTTTACAATCCACTGCTTTTGAGCGCTTTTATCAAGCTCTTGTGTTTCGCGTTTGAATAAATCGCGTGGTTGCTCGGCGTGTAGACGATCGCATGAGCGCGGGTCTTTCCCGCTTGTACGTTCGCCGCGTAGGTTGCGGAACCGATAGAATCGGCGATTCGTTTAACGCCGTTGGCACGTTGCAAGATGACGGCTTGCGTCTCGCCGCTGTTCATAATCTGCGGTGCCGCCGCCTTGTTCCATTTGAACTCGCACGTTTTAGCCATTGACGGCGCTCACCTCCACGTTGCGGTTCCACGCCGTGGGGCAGTTCTCGCAGCACGGTTGGGGGTCGCCGATCACGCTGTAGCGCCGCCCGTCGATGACAACGAACGCGCCGCGCAGGTCTTGCCGGTAGGTCTTTGGGAAACCGACGGTGAAGGCGACCGTTACGCCGTCTGGTCGGTTTCCCTCGTTCATGTCGCTGGTGATGCCCGGGTGGACGAGCGCGTTTTCAACGATGTCGGTCGCTTCTTTGACCACAGGGTAGCCGTCTTCGTACGTCTTATAAGTGCGGATGACTGTCACCGTCTCGCCTTTAAGCAGTTGCATCACCGACCACCAGCCCACGGGTCGTAAGCGCCGATTCGGCCAGCACCGATGCCGAGCGTCTGTTTCTCGGATGCGGTCAGGTACAAGTCCCCGCTCGGGTTTGCGAACGTGACGCTCGCGCTCATGCCGGCCGCGCCCTCGCTGTAGTTGCTAACGCCTGCGAAGCCGCCGCTCGCAGCGGAGACTGCGCGGTTGACCATCGCGCACGTTATGGCGGTCAGGCTCTGCGACAACTCCGCTGTGTCGGCGGTGCTGGGCAAGTAAGACGCGATGAGCGCGGATGCATCCAAGAGCAGCGTTGATATCCGGCGCTCATCATAGCCGCCAGCGTCATAGCGGTCTGTGTAATCGAGGTAGGTTGCAAAAGGAGCCACGCGCCCACGCTCCTTACTCGGCGGTCTTTTTCGCCGTGGCGCGCTTGCGCGTGGTCTTGGGCTTTTCCTCGATTACCGCAACGTGGTGGCTGCGGGTAAGCTCCTCGGCTCTGAGCGCGGTCAACTCGACCGTCTCGCCCTGCCAGTGGACTTCACCCGTGTACTTGTCGGTGTAGCTCACAAGAACAGTTGCTTTCATCGAGCGTCACCAGCCTAAGCGGCGGCGGGGTTGATAGTGCCCTTGATGATGTAATCCTTGACCTCGGGGAACAGCATCATGCCGGTGAGCACGTTGGTCTCAACGGAAACGTGATCGTAAACGGGAGCGTGGGAAACGCCGATAAGACCGCCAGCGGAAACCTCGTAGGTGAGACCGGCGGAACCAAGAGCGCCGAAGTCGATGCCGAAAACGTGGATGTTCTCGGCGGGCGTGGCGTACATGGTTCCCTTGGTGACGGCGTTGGTCAGGAACACGTTGGTCATGCCAAGGAAGTTCTGCAAGTAGGTCATGCCGAACACGGTCTGAGTGGTGATGGGCGCCGTGCCAAGGTAGGCGGCTGCATCCTCGCGGTTGATGAAGTGGATGATGTTGCTGGATGCATCGCCGTTGGTCTCAAGCGTGTTGCCAAGCTTCGCGTCAACGTTGGCGGCTGCGGCCTGCAGGCCTGCGCCGGTTGCTTCGCCGCTGCCCTTGGCGAGGAACTTGAAGAACTCGGAAACGATGCCGGAACGGATAAGGCTCAGCATCTTGCTATCGGTCTTGACCACGGCGGGGACGTATCCTGCACGCTGGATAGCCTTGGCGGTAGTGATCTTACGGTAGGGCTTGGAATCAATCTCGCCGACAGGCTCCCACGCGGCGCTGAACTTGGACAGCGCCACCTCGTCACCCTCGACATAGGCGGTGCCGGAGGAAGAACCGGTAGAGAACGTGCCGGTACCGGGCAGCGTTGTGGTCGCGTCGGTCTTGGCGTTATTCAGGGTGCCGGTAACCTTGAGCATCTTGAGCGCGGTGCCGGCGGCTACCGTCTCAACGCCGAACAGGCCGAGAATCTCAAGAAGGCGGTCGGACTCGCCCTGAAAGTTCTTGACGAACTCCTTGTCAAGGGAAATGTTCATCGCGGTAGAATCGATGATGTTGCTGGGAACAGCCATGTTGTTTACTCCTTATGTGCGCTTAGGTATTGAGCGCGTTGGGTGATGCGCTCAATGGGGTTTTTGATTCCTTCAATCGTCTCGATTACCGATACAGGGGCTTTGCTCGCGCCCCCGCGCCTTTTGTCTGGGGGGGGGGGGGAGGGGGGGGCCGCGGGGGGGGGGGGGGTGCTGCGCGCTCAGCGCGTCCGCTGCCGCTTCAAGCTCTTCTTGCGTATCGCCCTTGACCATCGACAAGAGCGTCGCGTCAACGCCCTTTGCCGCCGCCACGCTCGCGACAAGCGCCGCGTGTTCCTGCTTTGCCTTGATGCCGCCAAGCTCAGTCTCAAGTTCGGCGATTCGCTTGTTGGCTGCTTCGACTTGCTCGGCAGATGCCTTGTTCTGCTTTTCCAGCTCGTCATAAGCCTGCGCCTTAGCGTAGTTCGCCTTGCTCTTGTTCTCCCAATCGCGCGAATGCTTGATCGCGTTCTCAAGTTGCGCCTGAGCTTCGTTGTACTTCGCTTCCCAATCGACAGGCGCGGGGTCGGTTCCGTTCGGTACCGGCGCGGGGTCTGTGGTCGGGTCGGTGGGATTAGGCATTTTTCGCCCCTCTCTGAGCCGTGCGGCTCGCGTTTTCGCCCGTTTCGGGCATGAAAAAAGCCGCCCTTTTGGACGGCTCGATATGAAAAAAGCCCCATGCGGGGCTGATTTCCTAAGTGGCAAGCGGTGCGAGAATCGAACTCGCATCTTGAGTTTTGGAGACTCGTATTCTGCCGTTGAACTAACCGCTTGTGGCTGGGTCGGCGGGACTCGAACCCGCAACGCCGTGGTTAACAGCCACGTGCTCTACCATTGAGCTACAACCCAATTTGGCGGTGCGTGCAAGATTCGAACTTGCGAACGCCGTAAAGCGTCAGCCGGTTAGCAACCAGCCGCATTCAACCGCTCTGCCAACGCACCGTTGTTCGCGCGATGTTGCGTGTCTTTCGCGCGTGCGCTTTTCGGTTTGCGCTAAAACATCCTCCCACGGGGCAAAGCTAGCAGAGCAGAAAACGCTTGGCCGCGAACCCGCATGCAAGCCCGATAGCGAATAAAGACAACCCGATTAACAGGGATGCGGCAAGCCATGAGTGTTTGCCCATCCTTCACCTCCGATTCTGGATGACCACTTGCGTCCGGCATGAAAAAGGCCCCTTGCGGGGCCGGTGACCAATCAATATGAAACCATCGCTCTCGGACCCTCGATGCCGGAGGCGACGCCCGCGTAACGGGTGCCGCAACGTGAGCACGACGCGCCATGCGAATCTGATTCGAGCAGCATCACGATACCGTCCTCCGCATAGCATTGCGGGCAGATCGGCCCCGTCTTCGCGCCGTCATCTTCCAGGATGTAGCACGCGCCGCCGATGCGCTCCATCTTCTTGCGCTTGGCCAGCTGCTCCCTGAGCATCTTGTTCTCTTCCTTGAGCGAATCGAGCTCGGCGCTCATCTGCTGGACCTGAGATATGAGGTCTAGAATTCGCGCCTTGTCGGCGGTGGACTGGGCGGCATTGGCGACGTCGAGGAACCCCTTGACGATGTTGGCGATGCTAGTCATTTGCCAGCCTCGCGTCCTCCTCGGCGATGCGCCGCTTGAGCCATTTGTTCTCCTCGATGAGCTCGCAGCGCTCCACCAGCATCTCGGACACCTTGGCGACCGCATCGAGCAGGCCCTTATCCCCGGAATGCTCGACGATGGCGGCGAGTGCGACGGAACCGTCGAGCTCGAATGACTCACCGCAACGGTCGCATTCGAGCTCATTCTTCGTCACAAGTCCCATAATGGCAACACCTCGCTTTCAGGCGATAACCTCGGCGATGTCGCCGTGGCGAATCGCGCAAGTCAACGGCGCTTCGCTTAGCCGAAATCTCCGACCGACTCGAGCGTCTTCCCAGCTGCCGCAATGTCGCCAATTTCAATGAGCTCGGTATCGTACGTCAAAAGTCCGCGCTCGCGCCCGAAATCATCGTCCATAGGCTTCTCGAAGTCGACGATAAAAGCCACACCGGGCCTCACCACATCGCAGACGGTGCCGATGCGGTCGTCTTTCAACCTGACTAAATCGAATTCATCGACGACCACTGCCAGCCTCCAATCAAGATCAGTGAACGTAAATACTCGTTAATCTCATTTTAGTCGCTCCACGGTCGAGTATCCAGCCGGTTCGCACGTTGGCGACTTTCCCGTTTTTCCCCAACATGGGAATGTCGGCAAAATAGGTATCTCCATAAGGAGTCGACTCGCGAAAAGTCGGATCGTGCGCACCGACCCATCGGTAGACTTGGCTCATAATTTCAGGTGCGTCATCTGACGTAAACCCAAGAGCGCCACTAAACGCGATTGCCTTGTCCCTGCCTTTAGGGTGATCCATGTTGAGGGCGTAGCTGGTAAGCTTCGATTCAGGAATGGTGAAGTTTTCCCTGCCTATCCATTCATGGTAGCAGGCGTCAGGGTCGTACCCCTCCACGCCGTCATCGTCCCATGAGCACACGATGCGGCAGTCGCACCCGTCATGGTAGTGGTCTAGCGCTCCCGCGCTCTTCTTGGAATGGTATACGAAGTCGCGTGATGCCAGCATCAGGCAGAACTTGCACGTTTCGGCTCCGCTTGGAACTCGCGCATACTTAGGTTTAAGCGGGTCTTTAGCTCCGTTCTGCGTCATGCAGTGGCCAGCGCTGCGCTTCATCTCGTAATCGATGCGCGAGCATGTGGCGCGGTTGAAGCCCTCAACGTCATCGTCCTGCACGATCTTGTTCACGAAAGCGCGAATGGCTCCCTCGGTCGCTTTGGGGTCAATGTCGGTGTACGCTTTGGCACCCAGCTTCTCGCCCGTGCAAAGCTCGCGCGATGCATCGTAGAAGTCGGCGGCTGCTTGGGCGGATGCAAGGCCGTATTCGGCAACAAGAATGTTGATTGCTTCTACAACGGCTTGCCTTGCCGCCGCAACGTCAGACCAGTCTATCTTCTCAAGCAGCTTCAAGGCCTTCGCCTGAGCGTCAGCGCTGCAAGCGTTTATCTGCTCCGTCAGGTAATCGAGCGCCGCGCGTGGGATGGTAGCCATCAGTTACCGCCGCCGCCCATGATCTGCATGAGCGCCGCGCGGTTCCCGCTGGCTTCTATCTGCGAGCGGATGCGCTCGACCTCCGATGCATCGAAGCCCATGCCTTCGAGGAACACGTCAGTCTGCGCGAAGCCTTCAAGGGAACCCGCCACCTTGGTCATCGCGTCCGCCGTCGCGGCAAGGCTCGCCATCGAAGGCGATTTGAAGTGCGGCATAACGCTTCGCTGCTCGTCCGTAAGCCCGTCGATGCCCGTGTTGTTCGCGACGGCCATGGCCATGAGCGCTATCTGCCGCATGCTCTCGCGGTTGCTCTCTATGCAGTCCTCGGCGGCAACGCAGATATCCTCTCGCTGCGCCGCGATAGCTTCAGCTGAACTCGGGTTGTCCTGCACGATGCCCAAGGAGTTGAGCGGTACGCCGGTGGCCCCGCTGAAGAGCTTTCCGTAAGCCGCGATAGCGTCGATGTACGGCTGCGGTGACGATGCGCTCAGTCGCTGGTAAGTCGGCACGTTGCCGTCCTTGTCGCGCGTGGTCATCAGGATCGATGTGACCATCGTTGCCCACTTGCTCTTTACCATCTCGTCAAATTGCTTATCGGTAAGACCCATGAGCAAATCTTTCGGCGTCGCGTAGAGCGCAGACGATACCGCCATGTAGCGCATGGTGCGCTGGACCTCGTCAACGAGGTACATGACCGTCGGCGTGATGCGCGACTGGCCGAAAGGCTTGCCGCCCGTGGCGCGGAACGTGAAGGCTTCCATCATGGGGCGGTCGAGCGGCGTTGTATACGGCTCGGCCACCCAAGCAGACGCGCCAACACGGGAAAGCACTATAACGCGCCCGGGCAGGTGCATGTTCACCTGCGTAGGTATCGGCTTTGTCGGTGACCAGCTCGTTGTGCGAACGTCTGCGAGAACGAACCCCGCGCCGATTCGCTGCGCCGCTTCGTCCCAAATCGCCGCCGATGTCTCGGCGGTATGAGTGCGAACGCCGACGCCGCCGCGCTGGTTGCGGTTGACAGTCGCGAACATGCAGCCGTGTACCAGCTCGCTCGACACGTGGCGGTTGAACGATGAGTCGATGCAGTTGTCGCGGGCTATCTTCGCCAGCGATTCGTCCTTGTATCCGCCCTCGAAGACGAAACCGTCCATTCGGACGCGCTCCGAGACGGCGGTAACCGCCTTCGCAGCCCAATCGCAGCGCGTGGGCACGACGATCGATTCGGGGATGTTATCTATCCCCACGCTGGGCGTAGGCTGCTTCGATTCGTAGTAGTCGGTTAGCTTCTTGTTCTTGGCGCTCACGTGGAAGTGAACGTCGATGAGCTGCTTTAAAGTCGCTTTGTCCGATGCGTTGAGACCAGCGGCACTTTCGATTCCGCTAATATCCATCAACCGATTAACAACTCCCTTCGCTGGTCGCGTTTTGTCGTGGCCGCGCCCCAATAAGCCAGCGCCGCCGCTTCAATGATCGATGCGTCCGCATCGTCCGTGCTTTCGAAGCCCCAGCCGCCGCCGCTGCCGATGTTTCGCCTTGTGCATCGCGTAGCCGATGCCGTTAACTCGTCTTGCCCGTAGTGCTCAAGCGTCTTTTCCTTGACGGCGTTGGAGATGGTCGAGCAAGCAGCCGCGAAGTCAGCCGTTGACGGCCTGTTTAGCTCTCGCTTTGGCACTCCGTTTTCAAGAAGTCGCTCGACAAGCGTCTGCGAATTGCTCCTGCCGTCAATGACGATTTCGGCTACATCGTCCTGCCGCTCCGTGAGCCAATCGACAAGCCAGCCGATACCGTCGGACAGCGTGAAGTGGTTTACGAGTTCAACGTACACCTTGCCGCCGTCCGTCTTTATCGCCGCCGCGATCGAGCCGCGCGAGCCATCGGGCGAGAACTTCACGGCGAACGCCTTCACCCCGTCTTTCGGCGGGTTCTTTGTGGCGCATGCCGCCCAATCGCCCGAAGAGATTGGGTAGTCGCGCTGCTCGGCGCTGCTGTCCCAGAAACCAAGGCGCTCGCGCGCCAAGCTGTCGGGCGGCATAGAAGCCGCTTCGGCTGCGATAGCATCGGGCGAAAGCAGGATGCCGTATGACGGGTTGGAGCGCTCCCAGCGCCTGCGGTCCGACACGTTGCCGATTTCAGAAACTGACCACTCGACCCAAGCGGCGTCTGAAACGCCCGCATGTACGCGGTCGTGCATTTCCTTGAATACCGTGCCGGAGCATTCCGGGTCTGGCGGCGTCCCTAGGTAGATGGTCTGCGGGTTCTTGAGGTTGCCAGCCGATATCGTCGGCAGCGATGCCGCCTGCTGGGCAACGGTTAGCTCCTGCGCTTCGTCATAGATGAGGACATCGTAGGTCTTACCGCGCGCTAGTGAATTGGTTCGCGTTGTGAAGCGCACGCACCCGCCGTTGTTCAGGTAAATCGCCTGCTGGCCGTTCGTCTTACGGACTGCCTTCAAAAGCTCGTGAAGCTCTACGTTCTCCTCGTCCTCGAAGACCTCTGACAGGTCCTTGAACATCTCGTCTGCGGTATCGCCGTGTTGGCACGTGAACAGTATCTTCTCGCCGCAAGCGACCAGACCGTAGAAGCACCGGGCGCGAACGCTCCAGCTCTTGCCGTTCTGGCGCGGTACGCTCATGGCGAATACCTTGGCGGCGTATTTGTCCTGCTTGTCCCTCGCCAGCATGATGCGGCAGATGTGTTCCTGCCACGGCAGGGGGTCGCCGAAGAACGCCGATGCGAGCGCGATGGCGTCCGCGCCGTCCCCGCGTAGGGATTTGGGGATATTGGCCGAATAGGTTGGGCGCTGGTTGGCTTTCAACTACACACCGCCTTACGCCTAAACCGCCTTGCTCGCCTTCTTGGCGCGCTTCGCTATGGTGAGCTGCAAGATGTTTCCCTTGCTGCTTGTCGGTGCCTGCTGCTGAGCCGGTACCGTGTCGATGATTCCAAGCTGCTTGTTGAGCTGCCGTATCTCGGCGCTCGCCGTCTTGAGGGTTCCTATCTGCGGGAACGCCTTGAGGTCGTTCATGTCGTTGCTGTACGCCGTCTCTCCGCCGAACCCGTCAAGCTCGTCCATCGCCTGCTCGGCTATCTTGTGCCACTGGCACAGCAGCGCGAGCGTCGGCGCGTCAGACTGCGAGAACGCCCTCCCGCTCGTCAACTCGTCCCATTTGGCCGACTTGAACGGGTCGGACTCGACCGTTGGCGGCTTGCGCAGGCGCATTTGGCCACCCCCTGATGCTAGGATTGGACATATGACTTGGTTGCAGAAAGGAGGTTGCGAACATGCCGACTAAGAATACGAAACAGACATCGAAGCGCGCCGCGGGCGCCGCGGGGGGGGG